CGTGCAACATACATTGTATCTGGTGGAACAATTACATCTGCTACTGTTACTGACTCAGGAACAGGATATACAGGAGATTTCTCAGTTGTAATACCAAGTGAACTTGGTGGTGGTTCTGGTGCTATACTTGCTGCAACCAAGGGAACAATCAACCGTTCATTCGGTAATATTGAAATTGATATTAGAAAAGGTGATGCTTTAACATCTAGTGCATCTGTTTATGGTAACTACGGTGTATTCAGATTTAGAAAAGATGTTACAAACCAAGCAGTTGGTAACCAAGATCAAGGTGGATTTATTGTTGATAATAATGGTAATGTTTCTATTGATCAAGGTCCTGGCTCAGAACTTAATGCTGATAAACTAGATGGTAACGACGCTTCATTCTTCCAGAATGCAGGAAGTTTAATTTTTGGAACATTAGATCCTGCAAGACTTGCAAATACCACATATGCAATATCCATATCTGGTACTGCTGACACTGCAAACTTAATATTCAACGAGACTGCATCACTTACATCAAACCCATCTCCAGCTCAAGCTGGTAGTGGTGTTGGTGCAGCACTTAGAAATAATTCTGCTACAGGATTGAATGACGGTGGATCTACACATGGTATTGTTACATACAGAAGACAGGCAACTGGTAATGCTTCTACTCAATTAGGATTTACAGATAACAATAATCTATACATCAGAGGTAACGGTGGTAACGCTGCAGTTTACTCTAACTGGTTTAAGATCTGGTCAGAAAATAATCAGGGTGCATCCAGTGGTATGGATTCTGATAAACTTGATGGTAAGCAAGGTTTATGGTATCAGACTGGTTATAACATAGGTGATACACGTGGTGGTATCACAGCACCTATTGGTGACATGTTCTTACCAGAAGTTCTTGGTCAAGACAAGATGGTCTTTGAGAACTTCTATGTTAATGACACAGGTAACAAATTTACATTATACATTCCAGACTTCCATTGTAATAGTGGTGTTGGTGGTAACATCAACAATGGTGGAACATACACTATCTACTCTGATGTAGGTGCAACAAACAACATTGGTTCGATTGTAGTTGATAGTTCTGGTGGTGTTCAAGAAAAGACACACACAACTGGTGAGATCTATTCACTTGTAACTGGAACAATAGCATTTGTTGGTAGCAATACTAACGCAAACATCTATGTCTTCGGTCCTAATCCTGGCACAAAATGGACTGTATCATCATCTAATAAAATTTCTGGTGGATCTACACAGATATTTGGATTACGTGATAATGCAAATGGTGCTAAGTTACAGATTGGTAAAGCAGCAGTATCTACTACACCAACAATAGACTTTAGATCATCTGGTCAGGCACCAAATTATGATGTGCAGTTTATTATCTCAGGTGGTAATGGCACAGATGGAAATGGTGCTATCAGACTTAATGCTTCAGACTTTACAGTTAAAGGTAATACTGTATGGCATGCAGGAAACGATGGATCAGCGTCTCAGCTAGACGCCCATTACTTAGATGGTTATGTTCAATCAACATCTGCTACAGGTAATACAATTGCACGTAGAGATGGATCAGGGCATCTAACAGTTAATGACTTATATGGTGATCAGGGTATATTCTCTAACAACGGTGCAGGAACATTAAGTCTTGCTGATGGTAATGGTATTACATTTGGTAAGGTAGCAACTAACACTGCTACTTTGAGGGGTAAGCAGAATTCTGCTGTTGGTTTCATCCGTTTTGGTACTGACAGTAATTCCTTTGGTTGGAATGGCACACATCTATCATACAACAACGTATACTTCCGTAACGGACGCATAGGTATTGGCATTGACAATCCTAGCGTATCACTACATTCTAATGATGGTGATGCCATATTTGGTAGCACTGGTAGTGGAAACAGATATGTAAGAGTTCTTTCTGGTAGTGCTTATCAAGCTGGTTTTGAAGCGTATGGTGCGGGTCAAGGAACAGGTTACTTATACGTTGGACAATCAGCTTCCTATGGTGGTGGTATCGCATACAACGGTGACAACTCACCTGGTGCATTCGCATCTGAGCAAGGTGATGATATCACATTCTACAGAAGAGACAATGGTACAGATTTTAGAGTTGCTAAGTATCGTTACAACGATCCTACATTCCACTTCTTCGGACAGATAAGATCAAGAGTTGCACAAGGAACTGCACCATTTGTAGTTGGTTCTACTACTGTTGTTACTAATTTGAACGCAGACTTACTTGATGGTTACAGTGCTCTAAACCTACCATACTTACAAGGTACAGTTAATACTTGGATTACTTCTGCTGAGGGTCAGCAAAGATTCTGGTTTAATAATAACTCTCACACATACTTCAGAACTGGAGATGACTTCTACTGGCGTTCTAACAATGACACTGGTATGGGTTCTATCTATGGTGAAGGTGCATACTGGACATTGTATAGTGGTAATGATCAGGGACAGACAACCTACAGATTAGAAGTTAGAGGATCTAACGGTCTTAATGTTAATACATCATCAGTTGGATTATCAAGTGGTCAAAGATCAGTTGTTCTTCGTGCAGAAGGTGACAAGCAATGGATTGATACCTACGGAGTATTCAAACGTAATAGAACAACAGTTGGTGAAAACATCTCAGTTAATAATGGAGATAACTGTATGAGTGCTGGTCCTATCACTATAAATAATGGTACGACCATCACTATAAACAATGGTGGTTCATGGAGTATTGTATAAATTATGGCTTCTAGAATAAAAGTTGATGAGGTAACTAATTTATCGCAGTCGGGTGCAGTAGCATTCCCGACGGGCGGTGCTAATTTTAGTGGTAACGTTGCGGTTACTGGTAATATTGATTTTAGTGGACAACTTCTACAGAATGGATCACCTTTTGTTACACTACCAACTCAGACTGCAGATAACTTAGGTGCAGTTTTAAGATCAGGTGGAACATCAGGGAATGCATACTGGGATACAGAAACTGGAACAGGAACAGCATTTGGTGCAGATCAAGCAAGATATAAAGCAGGATTCAATATAACAAAAGGATATAGTTGTTGTGGATACAGAGGAGGAAACTCATATAGAAACGTTAATGTTCTAACTCACTCTACATTTACACAAGTCAACTTAGGAGATTTAGCAAACTGGTCTGGTGCATATATTGACGGAAAACCAAGTCTAAACTTTACTGCATTTATATTTGCAACTGGTAATAGTTGGAACGCAACTACCAATCAGGTGTCTAAGATTAACATGAACACTAATAGTAGTGCGGGTGCTGCTACGTCAATGGTGGGAACAAAGCACAGGGCTACTGCTATGGCAAGAGACTTTAACTATGCATATGTGCATGGTGGTGGTAACTCTAGTAGTATGATAAAATATAATCTTAATACAGAAGCAAATAGTTTTGGCACAACTCACCCTGATGGCACACAAAACAACCCTGCATCTAGTCAAGCTGCTACAGTTGGTCATATAAAAACAGGTAATGCTAGGACATATGATTTTACCACAGAAGTTTTTAGATCATGGCCTGATGCACCTGGCACAGATGGAACTAACAAAACTTTATCAAGTAGAGATGGTTTTGCATATTGGAACACAGCTGGTGGATATAGAACATCTAGTGACTGGCATCTAAGAAGCACATACACTGGTGGTCGTCTAGCAAACATCAGTAAAAACGGTATAACTACTGGTGAAGAAAGTATGCACACAGGTAATGACTATGGATTTATTTGTGGACAGTATGATGGTAACCAGAACAACAATGGTTATCTCTTCACTTATGCAAGTCATACTTTCCAAAGAGATAGTCGTATGGACAGATCAGGACCACCTGGCACAGCGTCTGCTGCGGGTGTAGAGTTCGGAACTCTAATGTATGGATACACAGGATTTTAAGAATGACAACTAAGTATTACATAGCAAGACATTGCCCTCGTATCACAGAGTTACCTACTGCAAATTTAATTTTTAATCAGTATGGTGTTACTGTATTTTCTATTGAACCTGAGTGGGTAAGAGATCTTAACAGGTTATCTGGGTCATACGAAGAAGTTAGTGAAGATTTAGGTAGATGGGGAACCAAACACTTTGGTGAAATTCGTGCTGTAGTTAAAGTTACTGATGAAGATCCATTAAATGAAGATGAAGAATACGCATTAGAACAACTACCAGATGGTAGAACAAAGGTTGAACTACCTCAAGAAAGATATGATGCTGCCATAAGTTTTATGAAAGTTGCAGCAAAATTAATTATTGAAGATGAGTATGATAGAAGGTTCTTGACATTAAAGGCAGAAGAGTCTAAACTAGAACAGTATCTTTGGGATGCCCAGATAACCGAAGCTAATAATTTAGAGGGTGAAACACCCCTACTAAATAGTATTGCTACCACAAAAGGTATTACAGTTTCTGAAGTAGCAAAATCTGTCTTAGCGGGAAACAAAACGTTTAACGAAAAGGTTCAGACTTTATATACTTCAATGTTGGCACTTAAAAAAGAGTTTCAAGACTGCACTACTGTAAGAGAATTGAATGTCTTATGGCAAAAATATATGGGTGTTGCCATGCCTTATGCTCAGATGTTGGAAGAACCCGACATCTATCTTGAAGAAGATGGTAATCCCAAACCTGTAAATCCTGGCTTACAATTTTAATTATTTTAAATAATGCACAACATATCATCCGACGAAATTGAAGCTTTCGTAGAAAGCAACATGGACTATGGAATGACACATGAACAAATTAAAAACTTTGTTGTCAATTCCCATGTTACAGATAAAAGAAAACTACGACAAGTATTAGTAGAAGTAGAAAGAAGAAATCACGATAGAAAAAAATGCGTCTTAGATCGCAAAAGAAAAGAAACTGAGATAGCAAGACTGAAAGCTAGAATAGAGGTATGCGAAGATCCTTTTGAACGTCAACTCATGGAGTATGATGTGGAAGAGTATGAGTTGGATAGAAATAAATTTGTTGTAACTTTACATCAATATGATAATGAGTTAGCAGCGTTTATGGATTGGATTAACAAACATTGGGGAAGTATTGAAGAGGTTGAGAAAGCAGCAGAATACACTGAGGAAGATGAAAGAAAATATTGGATTGCTAGAATGGGTAAGCAAGCAGCAATGGATGTTTACACAACTGGTAAGATTGGAACTGGTAACTTAGATTCTATCGCTATGATGAGAGAGGATGACCAGTATGCTACTCTTAATGTTGCAATGCAATATTCTGGTTTACTCAATACAGGTATCAGTAAAATACAAAATGAACTGAGACCTCACCTAGATAAACTAATGATGGATGGATCTTCTCCTCGTATCCCTACTATGGAAGGGATTGAGGATAGTCTCAACCTTAAACTATATGATCAACTAGCTGGTAATGAACAAAAGAGTATTCAGTCTGCCGATAAATCCGAAACTGAGTGAAGAGTTTGTAACTAATACATTCCTTCCATTTCTTAAAGAGTATCGAGAATATATACTAGATTTATATTTTACATGTCGTATCCCTCCGTTTGATCAAGACGCTATGGGGGATACCTTTTTGTCTCCAGAAGCATTAACAGAGTCAGCAATTTATATCTCACAACAATCTGATATACCACTATCAGCAACTTTTAATAATATATGGGTGAGACCTGATCAGAAAAATCTAGATCTATGGATTAAAGAATTTGCTCCCATCTACAATGCAGGAGTGAGAGTAGTGACTCTACCGCATACATCATGGGTTTCTACAGGACAGATAAGATCAGTATTCCCAGAGTTGTTTATTAAGAATACTATTCTTAGAGAGGTAACAAGACCAAATGAAATAGTATCACTAGCAGAAGCAGGATTTAATTATATAAATTTAGACCGTGATCTTATGAGAGATCGCGATCAACTATTACGTATTAGAAAGGCAAAGGATTACTGTGAGTTCTTAGGTAAACCTGTCATGTTATCAATGCTCGTTAATGAGACATGTTGGGGTGGTTGCCCTATCATGCCAGAGCATTATCAATATAACAGCACTAGAACAAAAGATGATCCTATATTCTTTGCTAGTCCTATTAGTAGAGTGTCTTGTTCTACTTGGGATGTTGAGCATCCTGAGTTTGATCTCAAGCAAGCAAACTTACCTCCATGGAGAGATGATTGGGTAGAGATGCAAGAACTTGGTATTGATACATTCAAACTGCATGGCAGAGAAAGTATGATGAGACTCCAAGAAAGTATGGATCTCATTAAAAGATGGGCAGCCAAAGAAGAATATATGTTTCCTGAGTATAAAAAATATACTGAAGCACTAAAGATAAAAGATTCTCCTATTAACAAATGGAGAGAAAAAATTAAGACATGTAAGTTTGACTGTTGGGACTGTAACTATTGTGAGGCAGTTGTGCAATCACATATGAAAAAACAAGATTTGATTGTGCACCCACAGGTAGAAACATGTATAGAAGCATTTACAAACTCTGGTAAGTATCTCTCTAACCACAGAACATATGATCCTAATGACCCAAGTGCATACTATAATGTGGAGGGGTTGACATCACCTAGAGTTAGACATTTCCTAAACAACTTATGTTCTCAAGAAGGTGCAGTGTATCTTGAGGTAGGTGTTTATGCAGGATCTACATTCTGTGCTGCAGTGCAAAACAACGATATGGTTGCTGCATATGCAAATGATAATTGGTCACAACCTAACTTACAACCAGCTAGAGAGGATCTTGACTTGTCATTGCAGAATGTAACTGTGGATACCTTTGTTAAAAACTTACAGGAAAACATAACCACAGACTCCCTAGACTTTGACATACAAGTGTTAAATGGTGACTCATCAAAACTAGGTAAAAAAGATTTTAAACATGATGTCAATGTTATATTCTATGACGGTGACAACTCAGAACAGAAGATGAGAGAGTTCTTTCTTAACATGATGGACTTTACAGAGGATGTATTTACTCTGGTGGTTGATGATGCAAACATAGAAGAAAACGTTGCTATAACTAAAAGGTTTATAGATGCTATGGGGTTGAAGATACTGTATGAGAGAGAACTACTGAACGATCAAGAAGATCCAGAGATGTGGTGGAATGGTTTATATGTGGTTGTACTTTCAAAATCAGGTTTATGATTACCAATAAACAGAAAAAATTTTTTGGGCAATTTTTCCCTATAAGGTTTTTCGTCTAAATATATCAGGAACCTCAATAGTCTAAGATATTATGAGTATTATAAATGTAGGTCGTATCAATAATGTCAATGGAGTTAACTTCCAAGGATATGCTAATGAAAGTGCGTATCCAAGTTTGGGATCCAGTGACGCAGGATTCGTAATATACGACACCGCACTTCAAAAATTAGTTCTTTGGACAGGAAGTGAGTGGCAAGAAATAAAAACAAAAGGAAAACTTGGTTTAGACGCTGCTAACGCAGCAACTTCTGCAGTTGCAATTCTTGCAGAAGATCCAACTGCATCAAATGGAGTATATTGGTTAAACCATGGCGGTGGTGCATATCAAGCATATTGTGATATGACTAATGGTGGTTACATATTATGTGCTAAGATATCGAGTTCTCCTGCTGATACATCTAATCCTTGGTCATATAATGGTGGTAGATGGTCGGCATCATCTCCAGTAGCAGAGGCAGCATGTCAGAATACTGGTTCGGGAGATGCGTTAAACAGAGCATACTATGAATATCAAACACAAACTGGATTTAGATTTGCAATGAATACTGTTGATAATGTTCTTACAGTTGCTAGAACTGGAGTAACTCCTAAAAGTGCTTTTACTGGATCACAATACAATACAAGTTTAAGTAGATCTCAATTCTTAAACTGGATACCAGAGAGTAGCAGTCAGTGGAATAACCAACCACATTGTAATAGAAACGGTTTTAATAGAACTGACTCTAATGCTGCTGCAATGAGATTCGGTCACACTATGAACAACGAGAACGAATGTAACTCAAATGACTCTGCTATTGGTTTTGGTTGTTATACTAATAATCAGAGCAGCAGTGGTTCTAGAAACTGTGCAGCGGGTGGTTTTCGTTGGAACGGTACGGTTCGTTATCCATACAACGGTTGGATATTTGTTAAATAAATTTTTTGTGCTATAATATTAGCATGACTTGTGAAAATTTTATACTAGAAATACCTAATGCTTTTAGTGCAGAGTGGTGTAATGATATGATCAAAACCTTTGAGGAGCATCCTGAGATGCACAAAGACGGAGGTTTTGCTGATATACATGGCAATTTAAAAGTAGAGGCAGATAGAAAAAAAGATACTGAAATAGGATTTGACCCATCATTCGAGAATCATGAAGTATGGGGAGATAGATTATGTTTTCTGATAGAAGAGATGGCAAAGTATATTAACGTATACATTGATAAGTATTCTTTTCAAGACAATGTATCTGATAACATAAATGGGTTGGCAGGAATATCACCAATGATTATTGAGGCAGATTTCAATATGCAAAAGTTTGAACCTAACGAGGGATTTAAACAATGGCATACTGAGACAGTATCTGATAGAAATTCTTATAGGCAAATAGTGTGGTCAATATATTTGAATACTATAAAGGAAAAGGGTGGAACTGAATTTAAGTTTCAGAATCATAGATGTGCAGCAGAACAAGGTAAGGTAGTCATGTGGCCTGCGGGTTGGACACACTTTCATAAGTCAGAAGTTGCACCTAAAGAGACAAAATATATAATAACAGGGTGGGTCATGTATCGACAAACTGGTGGATCTATAGGGGTTCAGCAGGGATCCATGACCGAACCACCACCGTTTATCCAAATGGGATAAATAATACACTTATCATTTTAAACTATGGATGCTACACAAATGGTCAAAGAATTCACTGACCAATTAAAAGAACAAAAGGCAACAATTGTCGAATTGGAGAAACAACTTAAAACTCGTAATGAACAAGTATTGAGATTGGAAGGTGCAATAGAAGCACTTAATATGACACTTAAAGAACCAGAAGAAGCGAATGGCACTGAAGAAGTCAAGTGAGTTAAGACAACAAGAACACGTAAATTCTAGGCAGTTTCATATTAAGTTTGATGGAACT